TCCGCTCTACTTCTCATCACCACGTTCACCAATCACAACTGGTGGCGCATATCTTGAACACACAATCAAAGCTGGACTCGGCAACGAGGACTCTCGCCAGTACATCAAGGCGGCAGACGACAGCTTCACAACAAATCCTGCGTTCTCGCCGGTATCTTATGTTCGCGACGTTGCACAAAACACAAATGCTGATCGTCCAGTAATCGAAGCTTGCGGCGGTACACGTCCGCTTAGCACCTACGGAATGACGGTAAGTATTCCGAAAATTACGGCCAACAGCACTGCCGCGACGGTGGCCGAAGGAGGCGACCCAACAGGTACAACCGCGATTACCTCAAGTTATGTTAACGCCACAGTTATCAAGAAAATGGGCTTCCAGCGCTACAGCGTTGAGCTTCTCGACAGATCAGATCCAAGCTTCTACGAAATCATGCTTGCAAACTTGCGCGACGCATACGCTCAAGCAACTGACGCTTATGTAATTGCACAAATTACAGCTGGCGGTACACAGGCAACAGCAACAGCAGCAGACTCAGCTGGCTTGATCTCATTCGTATCAACAGAGTCACCTGCTGCTTACACAGCGACAAAGCGCACAGCTAAGTCATTCGTTTCAGGTACTTCAATCTGGACAACATTACTCGGCGCAACAGATACAACAGGCCGTCCAATTTACAACGCTGGAAATCCTATGAACAACGCGGGATCTGCAACACCAACCAGCATTCGCGGCAACGTACTTGGACTCGACTACTACGTCGATCCAAATATGGTTGCAACTTCAATCGACGAGTCAGCGTTCATTATTGAACCACGCTCAATCGAGATTTTTGAGTCACCTGCACTTACATTGGCAACAAATGTGCCAACAACAGGAGAAATTGAAATCTCACTTTACGGTTACATTGCAGCTCAGGCCGTCTTTGCCGGTGGCCTACGCCGTTTCAATCTAACCTAATCCACTAATCATGGCCTAGGTGCGCTCCCGTATCTAGGCCAGCAGGACACGAAAGGACACAGAGATGCCAGCAATTATTACCGTCGCTAGTCTGCGGCAGGTTCTTGGCGTCTCTGTGTCTCTTTATTCTGACGCTTATCTTGAAGGAATTATCGACTCAGCCGAGCAGGTTATTTTGCCATTGCTTACTGCAAATCAAAATGCAGTTGCAGCTGTTTATTTGCAAAATAACGTTGCCTATTACATAACACAAAAGCCAAATACATTTGTGGCTGGTCAAAGTGTTGTAATCACTGGCTGCGTACCGTCAACTTTCAACGGCACTCAAACAGTTACATCAAATTATTATGATCCTTTCCCTTATCTGCCTTTTGCTTATCCTGCGCCTTATTTCTACTTTACTTGCGCAATTACAAATGCAGACATCACTTTTCGCCCGGTAATCCCTGCGGGCGTTGCGTACCTATCCGGGGCGGACGCGGCCACACTTTACGCCAACACTGACGCGGTTGAACAAGCGGTCACGATCGTCAGTGTGGAGATATTCCAAAGTGTGGTCGCTCCCGGCGGACAGATCGAGGGCGTGGACTTTACGCCGTCACCGTTTAGAATGGGTCGCAGCTTACAAAATCGCGTAATTGGCCTCTTAGGTAATTACATTGACGTTTCAACAATGGCAATGTAAATGCCTACGCCAACAACTATCGCGACAAACGTTCGCGGCACACTAGCAACAGCTCTGGCTGGCGTAGCGGCTTCTGTCTATAGCTCACCACCAGAGGCCGTCATTCCACCAGCTTGTGTGATTGTTCCAGACGCGCCGTATCTCGAAACGACGACTATTGGCAAAAGCACTGTTCGCGTCAAAATTAACTTTGTCGTAACTGCCGCTGTTGCCTACAACAACACTGCCGGCGCGCTCGATAATCTTGAGCAACTTATTATTGCGATTATGGGCGCAATGCCTACTGGTTACACAGTTGGAGACGTACAGCGTCCGACAGTGCAATCTGTAGGAGCTTCAAACCTATTAGTGGCGGATCTCGCGGTCAGCACTTACTACACACAGCAAACAATCTAAGGAGACAAGAAATGCCAACAACAATAGTCACTGGTCGCGACATAGTCTTTACGCTTGCAACCGTTAACTATGACGCCCAAACCACATCAGTAACACTGGTTAACGCGCCTGTAATTACTACCTATCAAACACTAGACGGCAAGGCTTACAAGCATATTGACGATCAGTGGACACTTAACATGGAATTGCTTGCCGATTGGGGCGTTGCCTCATCACTATTCGAGGCCATGTGGACAGCATTTACTTCAGCGCCAAATACAGCCTTGGCTTTCAGCTTGACCACAGCTACCGGCGCAGTATTTACTGGCAACGTGTTTCCAGTAGCACCTACAGCTGGCGGCGCTGCACCAGACGCACAGACCGACTCATGGGCAATGCTTTGCTCAACCACACCAGTTCTAACAATCAGCTAATCGAAAGAGAAACGGGAGCACACAATGAAACTACCAATAACAATCGAGTACGTCTCAGGCGAGTTCGGTACATATACCGCGCAACCGCCAGAGTGGGCAAAGTGGGAGAACAAGACAGGTCAGACAATTTCACAAGCACAAGACAAGATTGGCATTGCCGATCTGCTGTTTCTTGCGTGGCATGCAATGAAGCGCGAAGCTGGTGGCAAGCCAATAAAGGGCTTTGAGATTTGGTGCGAAACAGTTGCCGACGTGACGGTCGGTGAGGTTCTCCCAAAAGCTACGCCGCCGGAAGCGTAAATCGCATACTGGTTGATCTGGCCTTGGCAACTGGAATTCCAATGAGCGAATGGCAGACGGCGGAGCAGATATACACAGCTCTTGAGATATTGGAGAAGCAACAAAATGACCGACAGCGTTGAGATTGCTTACGACAAGGCGGATCTCCGTCGCGTTCTAGGCGCTTTCAAAGCTATGGACGCAGAGGCCACAGTGCAAGCCAAAGCTGCGTCTGGAGCGTTGGCAGAATTTGCTCAGGATAAAATTATCGGCACTTCAACTGGTCGAGGCCGCGCAGCAGAAAAAATTGCTCGCGGATCAAGAGTGTCCAAATCCTCAAAGATTGGTGAGCTGTCTTTTGGCTTTGCCGGTCAAAAGTTTTCTGGTGGCGGTACAACTCAGCAGCTCTGGGGCGGCAACGAATTCGGATCTAACAAGTACAAGCAATTCCCAATCTGGTCAGGTTTTGGCCCGAAAGGGCGAGGATCTAACGGCTGGTTTATTTATCCAACATTGCGCGCCATTCAGCCCGAAATCATTGCTAAGTGGGAAAATGCTTTTGACAAGATCCTCAAGGAGTTTTAATGGTTGCGCAAAGTAGAACGCTCAAGCTGTCGATACTTGCTGACGTTGACCAACTCAAAAAATCCTTAAACAGCGCAAATGCTGACGTAGAAGGATCGAGCAGCAAGCTTGGCGAATTTAGCAAAAAGGCTGGCGTTGCTTTTGCCGCCGCCGCTGCCGCCGCTGGTGCATACGCAGTAAAGCTTGCAGTTGACGGCGTAAAGGCTGCGATCGAGGACGAAGCTGCGCAGATCAGACTTGCCACATCTTTAAAAAATGCCACAGGTGCGACAAATGACATGATCGCCTCTGTCGAAAAGCAGATCCTTAAAACGTCACTAGCTACTGGCGTGACAGATGACAAACTGCGACCAGCGTTGTCTCGACTTGCTCTGTCAACTGGTGACGTTACAAAGGCACAGGATCTTTTAAGTCTTGCGCTAGATATAAGCCAAGCAACAGGCAAAGGCCTTGACTCAGTAGCCAACAGCTTAGGCAAAGCCTATGACGGCAATACAGCAGCTCTTGGTAAATTGGGAATTGGACTATCAGCCGCAGAGTTAAAATCCATGTCATTCACAGAAGTCCAAGGCAAGCTGTCAGATTTATTTGGTGGGGCGGCAGCTGCTAACTCAAAAACCTTTGCCGGGCGACTTGAGATCCTCAAAGTTACATTTGACGAAGCAAAAGAGTCAATCGGCGCTCGATTGCTGCCAATCATTCAGCAGTTAGTTGAGTTTATTGTCAACAAAGTTGTGCCAGCCTTAGGCAAATTTGCAGACTTCTTTAAGCCAATTACAGACGCAATTAAAGACAACAAAGCCGAGTTCACAACATTTATTGACTTTATTCAAAAATACGTAGTTCCAGTATTAGTCAACGTATTAGGCACATCTTTCAAGGTTGTCGGTCAAATTGCCGGCGGCGTAATTAACGTAATCGGTGCAGTAATTGGCGGCCTAAATAATCTAATTGCTGGCGCTGTCTCAGGTATCAACGCACTTATTCGACTTTACAACTCAGTGCCATTCTTGCCTAACGTGTCACAAATATCAGCGCCGACAATAAACATTCCAACTGTTTCAGTGCCAAGTGTTACTTCAACTTCACAAGTGCCAACTATTAGCGTTCCTAGCGTCTCTGGCGGTACAGGTTCATCAACTACGAGCGGCGGCGGTGTTGCGGCAGCTGTTGCTGGTGCAGCTAGAGCTGTCGGTGGCTTTACTGATTCGCAAAACGCAGCTCGACTCAGTGCCGCTGGTGGGGCATTTACAGACTCACAAAATGCTGCCAGAATAAACCTGACAGTAAATGGCGCGATCGACGCAGAAGGCACAGCTCGAACAATCGTCAACGTTTTGAATGACTCATACTTTCGCGGTACAGGCGGCGCAGGTGCGCTGCTAGGTGCAAGCGGTTGACACAGTGGGCGCCAGTATGGCGAGTCAAGATTGCTGGCGTAGATGTAACTGACTCAGTTCTAGCCAGCCTCAACATCACCTCAGGGCGCACAAATATCTATGAACAAGCACAAGCTGGTTATTGCTCAATTACGCTGATTGTCTTTGACCAAGTTGCTATTGACTACGAAATAAACGACAGCTTGTCGGTTGAGGTTCAGGATACGTCTGCGGTTTATCAACCTATATTTGGCGGCTCAATCGTGGACATTGCTGTCAGCGTCTCAGAGGTCGGCTCAACCGCGTACACGCAAGAGGTGACAATTACTGCCTTGGGCGCTCTTGCAAGGCTTCAGAAGGCACTCACAGACGGCGTATTGACTCAGGATTTTGACGGCGATCAAATCTTGACGATTTTGTCAGAATTGCTATTGGCTCAATGGAACGAAGTACCAGCTGCCGAAACTTGGGCTTCTTATGATCCGACGACGACTTGGGCTACTGCTGGCAATGTAGGGCTTGGCGAGATAGATACACCGGGCAATTACGAGCTGGCACAGCGTTCATCATCTCGAATTGTTATCTATGACCTTGTGTCGGCTTTGGCAACTTCTGGGCTTGGCTATATCTACGAGGACGCAAATGGCCTTATTGGCTACGCCGACTCAACTCACAGAACAACTTATCTTGCAGCTAACGGCTACACCGATTTAACAGCAAACCATGCGCTAGGTCGAGGCATAACAATAAAGACCAGAGCTGGCGACGTTCGCAATGACATAACAATCAAATACAACACAAACAGCAACAACGAGGTAAGCGACACAGATCCAGACTCGATTTCAACCTACGGCAATTTGTCACAGATCATCACGACAACGATTAAACATATTGCTGACGCTGAGGATCAAGCGGCCTTTTATCTTGCTTTGCGAGCCATTCCAATTCCTATTTTTGACCAGATAACCTACGCGCTGACAAATCCAGAGCTAGACGACGGTGATCGAGATAGCCTCTTGGGCGTCTTTATGGGTCAGCCAGTGGCAATCAACAATCTGCCAATAAATATGGCTGGCGGTAGATTTCAAGGCTTTGTCGAGGGCTTTACCTTTAGAGCTAGTTACAACGAATTAGCAATCACTTTGCTTATGTCACCACTGGCTTATTCGCTGCAAGCAATGAAATGGGGCGACGTGCCAATCGCTGAAACGTGGGCGAGCGTGTCGCCAACTTTGGAATGGGAATATGCGACAATCGTCGCATGATTGAGAGGACAATAAATGGCTAATCCAACTACCAACTACGGCTTTGTTTTGCCAACTTCAACAGATTTAGTTACCGATTTGCCAGCAGATTTTGACGTGGCATTGCAAGGCGTTGATACACGACTAAAGGCATTGCAGCCCGGCACAACATTGGGAGACATTGCTTATTCATCAGCCACAGCAAACACAAATACGCGTCTTGGTATTGGCTCAACTGGTCAAGTGTTAACAGTTGCTTCTGGCGTCCCGTCATGGGCAACACCGGCAACATCTAGTTTTGTTGGTGTTTCTTTAGTCAAATCAGCAGTTCAAGCTGTTGCAAATGCCACTGATACAGCAATCACTTGGAATACAGAGGATTACGATACTGACGGCTTTCACAGCACAGTAACAAATACTGATCGAATTACTATTCCAACAGGTAAAGGTGGCTATTACTTAGTTGAAGCAAGAGTTTCATTCGCTGGAAATGCTACAGGCGTTCGGTCGGTTACTATGAGAAAAAATGGTTCAACTTCGGTAATTGGTGTTGATATGAACAACCAATCTGCTAGCGCTTCTGCTGTTTGCGTTTTAAGTCGAGTTATATTTACGGCGGCTGCTGATTACTTCCACTTAAACGCTTACCAAACAAGTGGCGGCTCTCTTAATACTGATAACTCAGGCGGTTATACATTTTTTACAATGACTTACTTAGGAGCATAAATGGATCTTTATACAAAAATAATTGCTGTTTATCCTGAATTAGAAATCACTGAAACCGACGACAAATTTGGCAAAAACGGCTTAATTAAATTACAGGACGACGGTGACGGCGTGCAATACATAGCGTCTTGGAATTATGAAAAGGCAATTCCAAAAGGCTTAAAAGTCGGAAAATGAGTTATCCGCAAGGAACAGCCGCAGCTGTAATTGCAGTTGCATTTAAAGAAGTTGGCACGATCGAGCAGGGCGACAACTTAACAAAGTATGGCAAATACACCGGGGCGGACGGCTTGCCTTGGTGCGGTTCTTTTGTAAATTGGTGCGCAAATGAAGCTGGAGTCAAAATTCCAAACATGGTCAGCACAGCTGCTGGAGCGCAAAAAATGAAGGATCTTGGACGTTGGAAAGAAACGCCACAAGTAGGTGATCTGTGCTTCATGGATTTTCCACATGACGGTGTTGATCGCATAAGCCATATTGGCATTGTTGCCAAAGTTGGCCTTAAAAGTGTTTTATGCATTGAAGGCAATACCAGCGGAAACGGCGATCAGCGCAATGGTGGAATGGTCATGATTAAGCAGCGTTTTTTAGGCAAAGAAATTGTCGGTTTTGGTCGGCCAAAATTTGCAGAATATGCTGGAGAATTACCAGTTGTAGAGCTTCCTAAAGCTACGACAAAGGAGAAAAAGAAATGAACGATTTGAAGCCAATGTTGGCCAGTTATGCTCGATCATTTATTGCAGCAAGTCTCGCCGTATATATGGCAGGTGTGACAGATCCAAAAGCAATTTTGTCTGCTGGGATTGCAGCTGTTGTGCCGGTACTTATGCGCTGGTTAAATCCTAACGATCAGGTTTATGGTCGCAAGTGACCAAAAAACTGCAAGCGGCAACGCTGGCGGTGTGCCTTCTGCTGGCGTTGTCGTCTTGTGGCTATCAAGGCTACACACGCTATCCATGCCAAGAATTTGAGAATTGGGAAAATGATGAATGTAAGCGACCAAGGTGCGAAGCGCAAGGCGTCTGCACAGAGGACTTACTTGGAGACATTATTAAGCCACAGCCAAAATCGCCCTAGATACCAAAAGCGTTTATCGCCTGAGGATATAAAAGCCAGGTTGATTTTGTTTATTGGCATGACTTTGTCGGTGGTGTTCTTGATCGTAACTCTTGGAATTACCTACGCGCTGATATTTGTGACTCAACCAGTAGCCGCTCAAGCGCCAAATGACGCGGCTTTTATAGACTTGCTTAAAACGCTGGCGATTTTCTTAACTGGATCTCTTGGCGGTGTATTGGCTTCCAACGGCCTGAAGGATAAATCTAGCAGCGACACGCCCAAAACCACGCCTAATCCTTGACCTTGTCAGACTATTGCTTCATTCTGTTATCAGGGAGCGAAGCAAAGTAGCTCTCTGAACGGGAGCAATTATGTTAGTGACAATAGATATAGGCTGGATCATGTTGGGCTTCTTGGCTACAACAGTGTTGTTTTACACGTTAGGCGTTAACGCTGGTCAAGCCAATGGCTACATGCGCGGACGTGCCGCCGGTATTAAACTAGGCAAGCTAATCAAGGAGCAATCATGAGCTTCTTAGATAACTATGAAGGCGTTGCCGAAAGAATTAAGCGCTTTTGGGCAACCTATCCAACGGGCAAAATCCACACGTCGATCGTTGACGTCGATATAAAGTCGGGCTACATCTTGGTTGAGTGCCGTATCTATAAAAAATACGAGGACGAGCAGCCAGCAGGTATTGACTACGCTTTTGGCAATGTGGCCACTTACAACGTCAACATGAAAAAATGGTTCGTTGAGGACACAGTAACTTCTGCAATCGGACGTTGCGCAGGGCTGGTCTTAGGTACAGACACAAGGCCAACTCAGGAGAATATGCAACAGGCTGAGCAGGTTGACGTGCAAATCGTGCGTCAAAGTGCTGAGGACGTCGATCTTTGGGCAACCTCAATCAGTGAGGATCTAGTGCCAGCAGCTAGTGCAATCGAACAGATCAAATCTCAACTGGGCGGCGTACAGGTAGCAGCTGCGCCAATCTGCTCACATGGACACATGATCTGGCGTGCTGGCGATAAGAATGGCAAGGCTTGGGGCGGTTATATGTGCGTTGAGAAAACCAAAGCCAAGCAATGTGCGCCACGTTGGTTCATGCTTGGCTCAGACGGCCAGTGGAAGCCGCAGGTGTAGTCATGGGCGACTTTGAGATGATTAACCTGACGACAGGTGCGCGCTTGCGTATCGACAAAGACGGATCAGAGCTGCGAGATGAGGTCATTCCACCGGCAATCGAGTGGTGCGATAAAGGCCAACACTATGCGCCCAAAATGGGCGGTCGTGATGATTACAACATTTTGTGGATTTGTCTGGCGTGCCAGCAATGATGATCAAAATGAAAATATCAGACGCAGATGAATGGGCTATACACAATCGAGCGGCTCAGGTCGTTTTCTCGCTAGATGATTTAAGTC